TTATTGATCATCATCCGCCTCCAAAATGTCTTGATTTTCGTGGATGTTGCCGACGATTTCTTCATCGCCAGTCCAAGCATAACCCTCTCTTATACCTTTTAGATATATAGCAGGCATTCCGCCTACATATGTACCTCCGTACTCTTTTTCTAAATAAACCTCATGATGGCAACCCCTTGTACATTTAATGATGTCCCCAACGAACACATCTTGACCATTTCTGTCGATCAAGCCTGTTGATTGCATTAGTTCGATTTCGTCTGCTTTGCGCATAAAAGTGATCCCGTCTCCGATAAAATCCACTTGACCGTCGTACCAATGAATTTCATCAACATCAATCATTTCCTTGTCATTTTTGAGCCACGCCCTAAATTTTGGTTTCATCTTGCACCTCCAATAAAATTATTAGCAACATTTTGTGCCTCAGTATCAATTAACTTATGTCTGTAATTTAACAATGGATTCATGAGGTCATTTCTCACAGCAGGCCTCAAAATGATTTCATTTGTTTCCAAAAATCTTTTACCGTTGATTTTGATTTTTACATCATACCCATTTGCAATATGTTCGAGGTCGCTGTTAGATAAAAATATTGCAAATCTACTCATTCTTCCACCTCCTCAATCTCAATGCCTGGGCAATTAAACACCCAGCCGAAGCCTGTGTCTTCTAGTTCTTTGCGGGTGTGTTCCCTTCTTTTCGTGTAAATATTGCTATAAAAACGAAATCCGTTCTCTTTTGTATCCACCAAATAGTCAACATATTCACTGTTATTTTTTAACTTAACCAAATACCGCTTTTCCTTCTCAACTTCAAATCCGAATTGGTGCATATTGACAAGGGTTATAAATGCATTTTCAGTTCGATTAATCCATTCAGACATTTCTGTTTTCTCCCCTTTGCCATCATGAAAAACACATTCCCAAACTTTGTAATCAAAATTATCTTTGTTTTCTTCATACCAATCCGCCACAAACTGCGGAACGATGACTTTCTCACGTTCAACCATACCCTCAAGCTTGCCTTGCTCGTAACCCTCTCGCCATTTCGCATGACTAAAATCTTGCTCAAATTCACCCATGATAGCTTTCAACCAGACCTCTCTGTCGTGCAGTGGTAATTCTCGCAATCGTGCCAGTATGTTTTTAACATAGCGCGGCGCTTCGTCTGCATGACCTGCCTCTGGTTCGTCAAGTTGTTCGATAAGTTCGATGACTTTCTTTTGTTGTACAAAGAGAGTTTTTGAAAAAAACGTTTCAACCGTCATTTCATTAATTTTATTAATAACTTCTTCTTTATTCATCTTCCTGCTCCTCTCAAATAATCAGGGATTTCATCCCCTACGCTCAAGCTCTCGTACTGCTCCTTGGTCACCAAGAACTTGCCATACGGCCCAGCTGTGACCGTGTAGCGACCGTCTATGACCACTTTTCCCGTGATCTTGCCGTGCATTTCTGCACCTGCGTTATCAGCCCTATGAATAGTAATCAGCTTCCTAGCCTCCAGCTGCTCAATCCTCTTGTTGAGCCGGTTGATTTTGATTGCCCCTGCTAGCACAAGAGCTAGCAAAATCACTATTATGGATAAAAATGGCAAAAATTTCATGTCAAATCCTCCTCTTTCACAAACACGCCATCGATCATTTTGCCCTTGCGATGTTTGATGGTCTGATAAGCTAATGCCAGACAATCATCAGCGCTTGTCTCGTTATAGAGAGCCAGCGCATGAATTGCGCTATGCAAAAGCATCAAGTCTGGCTTGATAAGCGGTTGCTTGGTTTCTTTGTGAAACACATGCTTATAAAGTTTCTGAGCAAGATTGCCAAGACTCGAAACCATGAGTAACAATTCCAGCTCCTGAGCAGTCGCTTCAATCTCTGCGCCATTTCGAATTTGTTGCTCAAGCCCAATCAAGACGACCTGAATATCACCCAAGGCATCATAAATCAGCTCATTCTTACCTTTAGCAATGCCCTCAAACAATTCACCAGCTTCTTCCATGAGTTTTTCAAACTGCTTGACTGGATTTGCTTCATGTAGATTTCTTTCTACAAACCATTTCTCTACTTTTTCTTCAAGTGACACCATTTTAGTCATTTTCTTTTTCCTCCGTTCTCTTCACTTCAGTAAATGATTCCATCACCTTAATAATTTTTTCGAGCTTTGATTTATGTAGGGTGATATAGTTATTTTTCTTTATCTGTTCACAAAAGATACAAATTCGTTTTCCAAGGTAATTGCATTTTTCTGTCGAATGGTAACTTTCATCTGCCACAATTTGTTCCTTGTTTGCTAAACTAACAAGAATTACTTCATCAGATTCTTTCCAATCAGAAATACTCAAGCATTTATGGACATTTTCAAATACTAGATCCGTTAAAATTTCTTTAGCCATTTTTTTCCTCCATTTTGTTTATTTCAACAGACATCATCAATACCTCCTATCCTTCATCCCAGCAGGATATACAAAGCACCTACCTGTCGCACCCTCAAAAATACGACTTGACAGAGCACCATTCCCAAAATCATCCGCATACAGAGTCTTGATTTCTTCGCTGGTCAAGTTCGTGTTGATGATCGTATTGCTCCGATTATCCAAAATCTCATAGAGCACCCGATGCGCCCACTCGTTGCTACGAGCATCAGCCTTGCGACTCTCTTTTCCCAGATCGTCAAGAAATAGAAAGTCAACATCCGTCAGCAGCTTTATCATCTTAGACTCAGAATAGCCATTATCAACCTTAAAACTCTCCTTGATTAAGCTAAAGAGTTTTACAACCGACACAAAGAGCACGCTTTTGGGCTCATCATAAGACTTAAACTGCTCATTGAGATAAGCAGCCAAGCCATAAGTCAAATGGCTCTTCCCAACGCCAGACGGACCGGTGATGATAGCATTGCCTGTCTCACCTTTCGCATAGCTACGTTCCAGACGCTTCACAAAATTCACAGCTTCCTGGTCAATATCGCTCGTGACCTCGTAATTTCGCAAAGTCTTATCTAGTAGCTTATCTGAGATAATGCTATCCCTTTCAAAGACAGCATAAGTATCAGCTAGCTTGCTTTGTACTTCGGATTTTTCGTTTAACTTTTTTTCAAAAAGGTTAATAGCTGCCTTAGTACATTCAGGACACTGCTTGATTTCTTCCAGCCTTCCCTTGATCGGCATTTTGGTCATCCAGAGCTGGCAACCATGCACTTCGCAAGTCTCATCTAAGACCTGCCTAGCTTCAAAATTTTTAAAATCCATCAAAAACCTAACCTTTCGTCAACTGCTGATTGAAACAACTGACCCTTTCGAGGCATAGACTGGTTTAAATAATTGTCCATCTTATTGCCGAAAAGCGTCTGTGGTTGCAGATACTGCTCATAGTCTGTAAATTTCCATCTAGCATACATCACATCTACTACATACTTAAAATCTTCAAGCTTGTAACCTTCATTCAATCGAGCTATGATAAACTTCTGATGTGCCTTAGTCGTAGACTTGAAATTCTTACCAGTCTTTTCATTTAGATAATCTAATATTTCCTTACAAATCGACAATTTATTATTATCTATATCAGTCTTTATAATATCAGTCTTTATTGTTTGTACTTTCTGCGCTTCCTGAGCCGTACTTTCTACGGTTCTGGACGGTAATTTTTGCGGGTCAGGAAATTCTGACTTGACAACGGTCGGACCAAGAATATAGAGCCTATTCGGCTTGGTCAATCCCTGACGCTCCTCTTTTAAAAGACCAGCGGTCACAAGCTCTTTTTTAATTTTCGTGACCGTCTTTTCCGAGCAGCCCAATTCCTCGCAAAATTGACTAGTCGTAAAGTAGATAAATACTTGCCCATTTCGGTCATGCCATTCAGATTCTAGCGACAGATTCAGTCGATTATAGAGCAGAGCATACATGATCTTGGCATTGTTAGATAGCTGCTTGTACGGCTCCTTGAAGAGCCATTTTGGCAGTTGGAAATATTGGTATTTCTCTACCTCATTTTTAAAATAAGTCTCAGCCATTCTCTATTCCTCCACACTTGAAAATTTCGTATATTCCTTGTGAAAATACAGCTTCACTGTCCCAAGACTACCGTGCCTATTCTTTTTGATAAGAAGCTCAGTCAGATTACTTTCTGGCTGGTCATCGGCTTTATCTTGATAGTATGCGTCACGATAGAGAAAAGCTACAATGTCAGCATCCTGCTCAATACTCCCAGAATCCCTCAAATCGGACATGATGGGTCTTTTATCCTGCCGTTGCTCAACGCTACGACTAAGTTGAGAAAGAGCAATCACTGGCACTTTCAGCTCTTTAGCAATGATCTTCAACTGCCTCGAAATCTCAGACACTTCCTGTTGCCGATTGTCAGTCTTTCGTCCTGTGATAAGCTGCAAGTAGTCAATCACAATCAGACCTAAACCGCTCGTTTCCTGAGCTAGTCTCCTCGCCCTCACTCGAATATCTGAAATCCTGATACCAGCCGAATCATCGATGAAAATCGGTGCTTCAGCCAGTCTGCTCTGAGCATAGACCAGCCGTTCCCATTCGTCCGTGGACAAAGAGCCCGTCCTGATGTGATGATTTGGAATTGCTCCTTCTGCTGATAACATCCGCTCAACCAGACTCTCAGCTCCCATTTCCAGAGAAAAGATAGCCACAGGCTGATTTCCCTTTGTAGCCACATTTTGAGCAATATTGAGAGCAAAAGCCGTCTTACCCATCGCAGGCCGTGCTGCTAAAATGATGAGATTATCCTCATGCAGACCAGTCGTCAACTTATCAAAATCAGTAAAACCTGACTCTATACCCGTGATTTCACTAGTGTTATTTGACCGTTCTTCAATTTTGCTGTGATTTTCAAGCAGGACATCATGAATCGGACGAAAACTCCCTTTATTGCTCGACTGGCTCACTTCCATGAGTGATTTCTCAGCCTTAGCGATAATCTCGTCAAGGTCCATATCCTCGTCATAAGCATTGCCAATCGAGTCAGACAGATTAGCAATGATTGACCGCAGCCTTGATTTCTTAGCCACAATTTTGGCATAATGCTCCGCATTCGAGCTAGTCGGTACAGCATTGATAATCTCAGCTAAATAGCTGACATTCCCTACCAAATCCAGCTTATTGCTAGCTTCTAGCGCTGATTTTACAGTCACAATATCAATGGCTTCACCGCTTTCAAACAGACCCAGCATGGCCTGAAATAAAATTTTGTGCGCTGGCCTATAAAAATCCTCTGGCTTGAGAAGCTCTGTCACCTCAATCATCTTGTCAGGGTTGATAAAGATTGACCCAAGGACTGCCTGCTCAGATACTAGATCGTGAGGTAAAACCTTGATTTCATCCATGGCAGCCACTCAGATCACCCCAATCCCGTAGCCCCGCAGGCTGTTTCTTTCTGGCTTCAGCCATCTGCTCAGCAGCCTCACATAGAGCTTGCTCCTGCATCCAAAGCACATAGAGAGCCTGCATATTAAGCATCTCTTCTTCTTTTCGTTTTTTTTCGGCTTTACGATGGTCAACGTAGCAACCGATCACGCCAGCCGAGAAAAAGAATACAATCATCATCACACTTCCTAAAAACTCACTCATCGCTTTCAATCCTTTCTCTGATTAACCTGTCTTCCTGCTCCAAATGAACAATGCGCACAGCATTACGACGCATGCTGTCCCTGTTATCATTTATCTGAGCTTGAAGGTCTTTCAAGTGATGCTCTCGCTCAATATTCGTTTTGACTAAAATCACAACCAGGAGCATAAAGACACAAAAGATTGTAAACAATCCTAATTGTAGATTTGCGATGGTGTCTCTCATTGCTCTGTTTTTAAATTCTAGATTTTCTATTTTTTTATTTATTGCCATTTTTCTCCTCAACTTCTCACAGCCGTACGTTCCCAATTTTCGTGATACCAGTCAATAACTGCATCACGAGGAAATTTATCACGCCGCCCCTCGATACGAGGAAAGTCCTTGTGACAGTTAAACCGCTCATCGAATGTTCCTGTATCTCTCGTACCCAAAAGCATTTCTGAGCATTGTGATTTATTCAATTCCATCGGATAGCGCCGCTTTTCATCAGTCACAACATGCATGACTTTCAAAGCTCGATCCATCAAACCAGCCTCAAACTGGTCTAACAGTTGATTCATTAGCTCATTCATGATATAATCCTCTTGAATTTATTTATTTCAAAGCCTGATTGCCGTCAGGCTTTTTCTGTTTCTGACCAATAGTCAGCCAGATTTACAGCCATGACAGCCGCAAGGTTCTTTTGCTCCGTCAAGATTTGCCGCTTGTACGGTGCCAGTCCATCATCTCGTTCCGTTGCTGTTTTTGGCAGATAGTAGCCATTTGGCTTTCGTTTCTTGGCAACGATTGGATGATGAAAGTTGACTCGCAAACTCTCAATCACTTCCTCAAGCTTTCGCTTGGTCAGTCCAGTGATGTTTCTCAGCTCACTTGCTTGGATAGGTAAATCAAAGCTAGCACAATTCCTGATTGCATTAAGGACCTTGACCTCTATCTCATTCATGTCTCTGCTAATCGTCATAGCTAGTCCTCGCTTCCCTCAATATCCAAAACTTTTGAGATATTGTCCTTGAGCTTCCGACTACCTTTCCCATACTTAAATAATTCTGAGATGGTTGATTTCGTCACTCCCACAGCCTCAGCAAGCTGAGTCTGAGTCCATTCAAGGTTGTACAGTCGCTCTTTCACAAGAGCAATCCAAATTTTCTGTTTTTGGCTCATCTTTTTCCTTTCTAAATTCATCCAAGCTGACTTCCAGTGCATCAGCGATTTTACACATATTTGACCAAGACATCTCTTTCAATCGACCCGCTTTTAAGTTTGAAAAGTTGGATTGATGGACACCTGATTCTTTGGCCAACCTGTACATTGACCAACCTTTTGATTTCATTTGTAATTCAATTTTATTCCACATTCGTAACACTATATATTGTATTTTGACAATATATTTTATCCTTTCTTACACAATATATTGACTTTTTAAAGTATTCGTATTATAATATATCTTGACTAGGAATTTCCGCCATTTTAGTCAAAATTTCAATAGAAAGGAGGATAAAAAATGAGTAAACTTAGCCATAAGCCAAACCATTTTTTTAAGAAACGAACTTGGGAAGATCTCAATAATATTCTATTATTCAATTTTTCAGATTTGGTTACTGAAAAACCTAGCGTAGTAATTCAGTTATCTGATTACGAAATGTCTAAAACTGAAATTATCGAAGAAGCAACTGCTCAAGGTTACCAGGTTATTGATAATTCTGATGGTTTTTTAGAATTTCGATAGTAGATTTTAAAGATGATATATTTGTACGGTTTACGTCAATATCTCGTTTTAACTTAGCAATCTGTTTATCAGATTGCTTTTTTCTTTTTCCACTATACGGATATCGTTTTGGTCTCATCTCCCCTCCCCCTTTCTATTTTTTAATAAATTAGCTAAAAAGTTAGCGAACACGCTTGACAATTAACACTATTTGGGATAAAATCAAATCATAGAGAAAAGACTTACTAAATTGTAAGGTTTCACCTATAAAAACGGACGCCAATCAGTTTTAAGGGCTTTATTTTTTAGTTGTCTTGTTCGCTAACTTTAGCTTACAAAGATATGATACACCATTTAGGATAATTTTGCAAGAGTTTTTAGCAAATTTGGTAAAAATATTTTTCGTAATGCTTAGAAAGGTTGATAATTCAATGTTTTCTGTGTTTGAAAAAATAAAAGAGCTAGCTAAAAATCAAGGGAAATCTCTCTCAGATGTTGAAGAATCTTTGGGATATGGAAGAAATACACTATATAAGATTAAAAATTCAACTCCTAATGCGGAAAGAATTAAAGAAATCGCTGACTACTTCCATGTCAGCACTGACTACTTGCTTGGTCGGACAGATAATCCAGCGATAGCCGATGACAAAGAAAAATTTTACTTTCAGGGACAAGAAGTTGATGTTGAAGAGCTCGCTGGTACAGCTATGCGCTTTAACGGAAAACCGCTGACAGACAAAGATAAAAAGTCTATACAGAGTATCATAGAAGCCTTCTTACGAAGTCAAGAGGGCGGCAATGGTTAAACAAAAAATCCATTTATTTATTGACGACTCTGGAAGATTAGAGAAAAACTCTAACTACTTTGTCTATGCAGGTCACTGTTTTATTGGAGACTCTCCAAAAAATAAAGCTAAAGGACGGTACAAAAAACTAGTGCACCAGATAGCTGAAGCTAATAACTTCGAGTTTGAATTAAAAGCTTCCAATCTCGAAAACATGAACCACCGCTCTTCTCTCTATCGTATCTTGCAAAATGAAATCAGCTTTGATGTCAGTATGAAAGTTTCAAATCTAAAAGAATATATACTCGCTGATAAAAAATCTAGACAACGATTTAAAGACTATGCGATTAGACGAGTTGTAAAAAAGCTATTTCAACATCTAATAACTCAAAACCTAATTGATCCAAATCAAGATATTGAACTACATATCAATATTGATCAACAAGGCTTTGCGACAAATGGACTTTATGGACTAGGGGATGGAGTATTTGAAGAGTTGCATGAGGGGATTTATAATTTCAATTACGGAAAATTCTATTCCCCTATCCTAAACGCTGACTTTTCTGTCTATACTCGCTCTTGTGTATCAGAAAATGACTATCTCATACAAGCAGCCGATATTCTCGCAAATAGAGTATGGAACTCATACGTCCATAATAGGTTACCATTACGAACAATACCAAACCATATTCACTTATGGTTACCTTAGAAATAAAAAGTTAGCGAACTAGTTGACAAAAGACCTTCAAGTGTTGTACAATTTACTTACAGGTTTAAGAACACTGTTAAATCAAGTGGGTAAGAGATTGATTAATTAAGCGTATGTAAAGTACGTCTCCCCACTTGGAAAGGTCTTGTTATCATAACAAGACCTTTTTTTGATTATCTAAGCAATAAAGGATGACGCTTATGACAGAAAAAGAACTTTTTCAAGAGTTCGGAATTAGAATTTCTGTTTTTGATAATGAGATACATAATGCAGATAGTGACGAAGCTTTCTATATCTCTTCCTTAAAGACGATGTTTATTAGCTCAAAAATCCCGCCAGAAGATAGAATTAAGATTACATTCCATGAACTCGGGCATAAGGACCATCTAACACATCTCTACTCAATTTTTAGAGAAAAATATGAAGCTCAGGCTAATAGAAATATGATCCGATATCTCATAAAAGCGGAATTAGATGAATTTGAGGAAAAAGAACAATTCAACTACCTCACTTTTATGCAAAAATACAAATTAAAAACCATCGCTGACGAGGCAATGGTTAAAGAAGAATACTTGAATTTAATTAGTTAAAAAATGTGCAACCACTGAACCACATTAAAAGCTGAGGAGGTTTATTTATGCAGCAAGAAAGCAAAGCTTTAGGCATTTTAGCTATTGTCTTCGGAGCAATTGCTCTGGTTGGGTCGTGGATTCCTATTATTAACAATCTATCGTTCTTAGTTGGTATCCTTGGTCTCGTACTTGGAGTTATCGGTCTTATTGTAAATCGAAAAAAGCAAAAGACCTTAGCTATTGTTGGCTCTGTTATCTCTATTTTATCCCTCATAATCGTTATCGCTACTCAATCATTCTATTCTCGTGCAATCAATGAAGCTGGCAAATCTTTTGAGTCTGCAGCAAGCTCTGTAAGCTCCTCTATTGACTCATCACAAAAAGAGGAAGACGCAAAGTTCACTTGGACAAAAGAGCAATTCGACGCTCTTAAAGAAGGCGACATTGCTAATAACGGGGCAGGCGGAACAAAATATGACGACGTTATCCGTGACCACGGCAAACCAAATGACGAAAATACAACTTCTATTAGCGATCATGAAAGCAAAACGATCACCTATACTTCTACAGGAAGCAAATTTCAATCAGTTATTTTGACCTTTGCAAAGCAAGAAGACGGATCTTTTCTTCTGACAGTTAAAATTTCCAATGGACTAGAATAAAATAAAAAGATCCCCACGCTTTGCTTTGGCCGGCAGCGTGAGGATTGATTTGGTATAGTAAAAAGGCATTCAAAAGCCTCTTTTACTGTACCCATTTTAGCAAAAAATGAGGTGAAAAACAAGATGGCATACTTTAGAAAAAGAGAAAACGGATGGGAATATCGTATCTCTTATAAAACACCTGACGGAAAGTACAAGCAAAAATCAAAATCGGGTTTTAAGACCAAAGCCTTGGCCAATCAAGCGGCTATAGAGGCTGAGAGAAAGATACAGAAGAATATTATCATTGACGAAAATCAAACCTTGGCAGAATACTATGATAATTGGGCTAAAATCCATAAAAAACCAAATGTCACAGCAGTCACTTGGAAGAAATACAAATATACCGGAGATAAGATTAAAAAATATTTTAAAGATATCAAGCTACATCAGATCACAAATAGTATGTATCAGGAAGTATTAAATGACTTTTCAAGTACACATTCTCAAGAAACTGTAGAGAAATTCCACTTTCAACTAAAGGCAGCTATAAAGATGGCCGTCCATGAAGGGATTTTAGATAGAAATTTCTGCGATTTTGCTAAGATTCGTTCGGATATTGGCAAAACTCCCACAGAAGCAAAATTTCTTGAAGAAGAGGAATATCTGAACCTTATCCATCAAACAAGCTTAAACATCAAATACCAATCTTACTTCATCCTCTACCTCATTGCTGTGACAGGGATGCGATTTGCCGAAGCTGTCGGCCTTACCTGGTCCGACATAGATTTTAAAAATAAACTCATTGATGTTAATAAAACATATTCTTATAATACGACTTTTGATTTTGCTCCTACAAAAAATAAAAGCTCTATCCGCAAAATCCCAATAGATGATCTCACGATCCAATTTTTAAAAACTTATCAAAAAAAATATGCTGTACCAGACAAGCAAAATAGAATATTTACTGCTGTGTCCAATTCAGCTGCAAATAAGACGATCAAGAAGATTGTAGGCAGAAATGTCCATGTCCATTCTTTAAGGCACACATACGCCTCGTATTTGATTTCTCAGGGGGTCGATTTAATTTCCATTTCACAGTTGCTCGGACACGAGAACCTAAACATCACATTAAAAGTCTATGCTCACCAGCTAGAACAACTAAAAGACAAGAACCACAATCGCATTAGAAACATTTTCGAAAAATTTGGGGCGGATTTGGGGTAAACATAACAAAAACCCTTGTAAATCAAGGGTTTTCTTAGTGTATTTATGCTAATTGCCGGGATCGAACCGGCGACCTCATCCTTACCATGGATGCGCTCTGCCTACTGAGCTAAATCAGCATTACCTATCTACTATATCATGTAGATAGGCACTTGTCAATATTCTTTCTCATTTTTTTACGAAATATTGGTCCCTGGTCAAATAGTAATGCAGCCGCGTCACTATGCGTCCCTCCTCATGCTGGTCCAAGGCTGCGTATGGCTCTTCGTGTGAAAAAATCATGCCTGACTTTTGCATGACACGGCCGGAGGCAGGATTGTCAATATCGTGTAGGGCAACCAATTTGTTCATGCCGATTTCTTCAAAAGCCAGCTCAAGCACTGCCCGAGTGGCCTCCGTCGTATAGCCCTGATTCCAGTATTTTTTATAGATCACATAGCCGATAGCTGCCGTTTTCAAATCCAGCCTGATCTTATGCAGATCAATAGTCCCGATGAATTTGCCGCTTTCTTTCACTTCTATTCCCCAGCGCCCCAAAGGATTGGCCAGATAAAAGAGAGCGATATTATTGAGTGTTTCTTCCAGACTTTTATTTGTCTCAAACGTATAGCGAGTATTTTCCTCATCCGAAGCATACTCAAACATTGCCGGGGCATCCTCCAAGGTCACCGGACGCAGAATCAACCGCTCAGTTTCCAGTCTGGTATGACGAGCCAGTTTGACATAGATATTTTCCAT